GGTTAACAACGGTGAGTTCAATTTCGTTTGAGAAGACGAAATTTGATACTCACCTTATGGTTAACCCTGAAGTGTCTGGTGTCCAGTATCAACAGGGAACATTAGAAGGTTATACCGTAAGGGAATATCTTCTGGAGAAACACAATAGAACTTGTGTCTATTGTGGGGCTAAAAATGTCCCACTTCAGATAGAGCATATCCATCCACGTTCTCGTGGTGGTTCAAATGCTATATCTAATCTTACTCTATCTTGTGGTCCATGCAATCAGAGGAAGGGGACTCAGACCTTGGAGGAGTTCCTTCCTCGTAAGCCTGAGCTTGTTCGTAAGATAAAGGCTCAGACAAGAAAGAGCTTTGCGGATGCTGCACAAGTGCAAGCAATCCGCAATAAGTCTCTTGAAGTTCTATGTGACTTTGGTTTACCTGTTGAAGTATCAACAGGAGCAGAAACAAAGTTTAACAGAACTAGACTAGGTTATGGTAAAGAACATTGGATTGATGCAGCCTGTATAGGCTCATCAGGACAACTTGTTTCAATCCACAGACCTGATAGCAATTATGTTTTAGACATAAAGGCTATGGGTCGTGGATGTAGAAATGTTCTTGCATGTGATAAATATGGCTTTCCTTCAAAGAAGAAACCTAAGACTCGGAAACGAGTCCTTGGTTTTGAAACTGGAGATTACATTAAGACTGCTATTAAGGGTAAAGCCTTCAAGGTCAGAATGAGCTTGAAGGTTTCTAATAGTAGAGCAGATTTTGATGGAACAGGCAAAGCCTTAAAAGACTGTAGGCTAATTCAGAAGAATGATGGATACAGTTACAATCACTTACATTAACTTAGTTTATTCTAATCAAAATAAAAGCTTGTACTTTGCACGAGCCTTGCTTTGAATACAGTTCTCTGTTATCATTTTGATGACAGAGTTTCACAACCGAATTTAATAGTTGCAGAACGTCATGTTCTGCGCCATGGAGAATAAAAAATGGCAATTGTTTTTTTAAAAGCCATAGGTCAAGCACAAGTTATAATGGTTCAAGATTTTACAATCTCAATGGCTGGGATATTTATAGATTTAAACTCTTTAAATACACAGTCATTAGCTGTTCTTGTGCAGGAATTTGAAGAAAAAAGACTGTATACAGATAATGTTGCTGATCTTTTTTTAGCAGCAGGAGAAGTTTTGAATGCTGAAGGAACAGGATCCGCAGGACCTATTAATACTGGTGGCGGAACCGGAGGGACCTTTAGCGGTGTCGATGATGTCGTAAGAGCAGAAATAGGAACAAGAAACACGAACTATGTGGATGTATTTTACAATGCTTTATTAGCATAATGGGGAAATAAAAAAATGAGTATGGATTCAAATCTACAATTAGCCTTTCAAGCTGTTGCATCAGCAATGAAATTAAGAATAGCAGCTTCAGAAAAAGGTGCAGTGAATGGTGTGGCTACACTTGATGGAACTGGTAAGGTTCCAGTATCACAACTACCAATAGCAGCCTCACTTGGTGCTGTAGTATACCAAGGAGTATGGGACGCATCAACAAATATCCCAACTATTCCAGCTGCAAGTGCTGGAAACAAAGGGTATTATTATAAAGTTTCAGTTGGAGGCACTACTGTTGTTGACACCATCGCAGAATGGGCACCAGGTGACTGGATTATTTCTAATGGTACTGTCTGGGATAAAACTGATAATACTGAGACGGTCTCAAGTGTTGCAGGCAAAACAGGTGCAATTAGACTAAACAAAGCAGACGTTAGTCTTGACTATGTGGACAATACTGCAGATGCAGATAAAAACGTTTTAAGTGCCACCACATTGACTACCGCTAGAACAATTAATGATGTATCATTTGACGGTTCAGCTAATATCAATATTGAGGGTAGATTAGGTACGGCGATTGCTTCTGCTGCAACCACTACAATTGGTACACTGGGTCTTGGCGAGACAATACATATAACAGGAACAACTAACATAACTTCATTTGGAACTGCTGCACAGGCAGGTGTCAAAAGAATAATTGTATTTGATGGTGCACTTGTACTTACACATGATACAATATCACTCATCTGCCCTGGTGCCGCTAATATTACAACATTAGCTGGAACCACAATGGAAGTTGTAGCAGAAACTACTGGAAACTGGAGAATTATAAGTGTTCAACATCCTTCTGTTAATTTTGCAGAAGTAAGCTATTTGGCTGGTGTAACATCTTCTATTCAGACGCAAATAAATGCAAAGGCAGACGGTTCAGCATTATCAACATTGATAACTAACGTTGGTGCCACTAATACTGACTACGTAGCATTATTTACAGCAGCTATGGTTGAGATAAATCTATGAGCATGGATACTAATCTACAATTAGCATTTCAATCAGTTGCTACAGCTATAAAAGCTAGACAGACTGAATTAGTAAGTGGCACAAATATAAAGACTATAAATGGGATTAGTATCCTTGGGGAAGGTGACTTAGTTACCCCCTCTTATAGCAATACACTCTCATCATCTCTTCTCAATTTTACAAATGCCGCATCAATAGGATTTACTGTTAATACTGTTGGGGCATATATAATTGGTAACAGAGTTAGAATTATAGATCAAAATGATACATCTAGGTGGATGGAAGGAATTATTTCCACGACACTTAATGACAACTATATTCTTGTAGCTGTAGATGATAGTAGCAATGTAACTGGTAGTAGTAATGCATGGAAGTTTGCAATAGCTGGAGAGAAAGGAGTTTCGGATCCAAATATAGTAATACAGGTAACAGAACCAATAATTCCTACTGGACAGCAAATACTATGGATAGAAACTAAAGAAAGCGGTGATATTTCACTGTGGATAAAAACAGGAGAATAATATATGTTACAGAATATATTTGGGGATATATCTCTAGATTCAACAATAAAAGCATTAATTCAGAAATTTGGAAGATTCAGTTTTAATAATCTCTCTGCGTTAAGAACAACTTTCGATGGAGTCCCACAGCCAGTAACAGTAAGTTCTGGAACAGTAACAGTAGTTACCAGTGTAGGGCAATCAAATATAAGTTTTGGTGATCAGGGAAAGCTATCAACGGTAATTCAAGTTTCAGCAAATAATTTTTACAATTCTGTCGGTCAAAATATGGTAAGGAGTTAATATGCCAGTTCTAAATAATAATAAATTAATGCTAGATAGACCAATGTGGGAACAATTAGCATTTCATCCAGCTGTAACAGGTATAAGTGGATCAAGTATGTGTGATGATGGGAACAGATATATCTATTGGATGGCAGTATCATCTGTAACATTCTCAACACTTTGGAGATATGACACATGGTATGACACTTGGCAACAGTTGGCAACACCTCCAACCACAAACATATCTTTTGGTCAATTAAAATACACAGACCAAAAGGGTGGGCAAGATAGCGGAGCTACATATGGATCCATCTATAGCTTCCAAGCAAATGGAACAGTATTTTCCCTATATTCATATGACATTACTACAAACACATGGACTACACTAAATACAACAAATATTCCTGCAACATTTACAACAGATATGACAATTGCAATACCTGAACCAGAAAAAAATGGTGGATTAGGGGCATTCCATTCTGGTGTACTTAGAACAATAACTACTTCAGCAGCAGTGACCCCTGGAGCTACGTCAGCAAGTGTTGCCGCGTTGTCAGAGGCGCTTGTTGTTGGGACTAGATTAAAATTTGGGTCATTTAATATTACAGTATCTGCTGCTGCTACAAAAGGATCAACATCATTAACTATTGCAGCATTACCACAAGCATTGGCATCTGGAACACAATTACACCTTCCAGGAGGTAACATAGTAGTTCTTAGTGCGGCAGCTGCATCTGGAGCAACAACAATCTCAGTGTATCCAATATATTCTACAATCTCTGTATCTACAGTAATAGTATATGAGCAATATGTGGTTCTTACAGCAGCAGCAGCGGCATCAGCAGTATCAATAACAATTGCTCCTGCTATGTCAGGTGTAGCGTCTGGAGCATCAGCATTTTATTATGGAAATTTCTATTTATTTGGGAATAACTCTACTCAAATATATCGTTATAATATAGGAACAGCAGTGTGGTCTACAACTACAGCCAACGCAGGAAATGCTTCATTACCAGCATTGCCTGGTAGTATTGGGATTGGGAATGCAGCAGTATGGCTACCAGCAGTATCACCAGATAAAATACTTATACTTAGAGGAGGAGTCAGTTCTAATCTATACATTTATGACCTGGTAGCAAATACAGTATCAACGCAAAACATTTATCAGAACACAGAAGTATTTGCGGCTGGGACGACGGCTGCAACAAGATCCATAAAAGGAAGAGGGTGTTCATTATTAATACAGAAGGATAATAGTGGTAGAATATTTGAAGTAAAACCAGAGCTAAATACCATGGAACCAAAAATTACACAGTGGCTATTTCCTCCTAGTACTGCAATTGTTGGTACTAGATCGACATGTATTACTTCTCCAGATGACATTGAGTTCTACTACACTATTCCACATAGCACAATGGCATTAGTAAGATGCGCGATGATAGATAACTAATATATAAGGAGTCAGATATGAGTTTTCAATTAGTAGATGAAAGAACAGAGCAGGTAATAACTAGATTTTTCACAAGATCACCAACAATAACATTTGTTGCTGAAATATCTGGAAAACAATATATTACGGTTTCACTGTCAGAGGTTAAAGAAATAAATGGAGTTGCATCAGAAGAAAGTATAATAAATACCCTTACAATAGATCCAGATGAACTTTTTGGAGTTCCACTTATAAATCCAGATACCGGAGAAAATGTAGTTATAAACGAAGTTCCACTATTAATGGATCCACAACAGGTATACCTAATACTTTATACTATATTCAAGAAGGCTGTTGAAAAAAATGACATATTAAAGGTATAGTTTAATATGGAAAAAATGACGACTATTAGTCTTTTCTTTTCTGTTCTATTGGGTCTATTTATAGTAACACTTTTTGGTATAATAGCTTTTCTTGTTAGATTATACATAAATAGGGGTACTCATAAAAAGTATCTTTATGATGTTGCAATAGGTATTGACGAGTTGGGTGGAACACTAATATATGGGACTAAAGATAAGACAGTTTCACATATGACTGGATATTTTAAATTACAAGGAAACATTCTCGCAATAGTCTTTTCTGCTTTTATAGACTTTCTATTTGGAAAGAATCATTGTGTAGATACGTACATTGAAGACCTAGGGGGTGAAAAAGAATGTGTTATTTAGGATAAGTGAAAATTTTTAAAAATAAGCCTGATTATGTATTACAAGTAGTATTAATAGCCATTGAGGAGAAATCCTTAGTGGCTATTCTCGTTACAATTCTTATAGACTTTATTTTTGGAAAGAATTATTGTATAAGAAGATATTGCAAATACAAAAATATAGAAATTAAAAATAAGTGGTTTTAGGTTAATCCTTTAGAGGGAATTATGGCGAATTTATTGAAATACTCATTAAGGCCAAGGCCAAGACCAACACACTCACGTTCACCATAGGTGTGAACGCAACCTCAATCACACCATAGGAGATACTCAAATGGCAGTTATTAATGCAATTGCTGGTGGTAATTACTCAGCCACATCAACATGGACTGATGGTGTAGTTCCAACAACTGGGGATATCGCATCATGTGGGACATTCCGTATCATATTAGATATTGATCCACTGGCGGTCTTATCTGACACAAACACTGACTGGATAGCCGGTGGTGGAACTACGTTGCCTACGGCTCATACGGGTGGATTTACTATTCCAGATGGAGCTACAGTAAATATCCTAGCAGGTATACGATATGGTTTTATACGTGCTGGATCAATATCGGCAACTAATAACAGCCTGTATATTACCAATGGCAATATAACCATTGGCACGTGTACTTATGTAGAAGGAACTGTTTCATATAAATCAATTTTTTATATCAGTCCTACAACTACATTAAATCTATCTGTATCAAGAGTAGAATTACCATCCGCTATAATATCAGGTTCTAAAGTTTTTGAACTTAGAGCTAGCACCTCTGCAATAACAACATATACGTTTGGGAATATTGTCCCTATATCTGGTAGTACAACAATTGGCGCGCAATTACTAGGTACATCATCAGAAACAGGTATGGCTATACTAGCTAAAGATATACGTAGTGGTGTAACTGATGGAAATACTACAGGTACACTCGTAGTACCCCAAGCTGCTAATGTTTTAACAGGTATTGTTTATGACAATGGTACGGTAGGTACGCTCTCATCTCTTATAGACTACACATCTAGGTTTAACAACTTAGATACTGCAGTTGCTGTTATCCCTACGTTATCATACAGTACACAGTTTGATAACTTGGCGAACATATTAAGTGGTAATGGGTATACCGGATACGTACTGGATTCTAACTGGGGTAATGTTACTATACATTTAGATGTTGCAGATATATCTAATATACTAACCCAAGATGGTACTTTAGCGGGTCTTCCAACAGGCCTTACGGTAAGCAATTCTGTAATGTTTAGGAATAGGGGGTCTATTGCATGTACGCTAACGTCTAGGTTCAATGTAACTGGCAGCGATAATGCTACAGTGCTAGGAACTAATGGTGATTTCACAGCAGAATTATACTTTAATGCAGCCTCAGTTCCATCACTTAGTAATAATATTAGTGTATTAGTTTGTATACCGACGGGTATGAATCTAGAAATACGCCATGACGGAAAAATAGGGCTATGGCTGGCTAATTCAGGTGATTCATCTGCATATTATACATCCACTGTTACATATGATCTGGCAACTTGGTACCATCTTGCTTTAGTGCGAAGTGGTGATTCATTCAAGGTATACCTAAATGGTAAGAATATAATCTCTGTAGTATATCCTGGATATGCACTACCAAACACATCTATTGTACTCTGCAATGCTTGGTGGAATAATTCACTTGGTCTTGATGGATATGTAAGGGACATTACTATTACCAAAAATGTTACCAGATATACAACTGAGTTTAGCATACCTACGGTGTGTTATCCATTATCTCAGATAGGTACAGTGTCTGGTGATCATACAATTGCAGCTAGAGTGGCTCAGTTATCAGCTGAAACTGATCAATTAGCTACTAATACTACAGAAATCAAGACAAACGCAACCGCTATCAAGGCTAAAACAGATTTGCTTACCTTCACTGCTAACGGTGTGGTAGCCGATGCAACAGGTAGCCAGGTAACTATAAACGTACAACCTGTATTAGACGCTGTAGCTGATGTGCAAACTGGCGTGACAGCCATCCAGTCTAACACGTCCGGGTTATCTACAACATTATCCAGTGTAAAGACTAAAACTGATCAACTTACTTTCTCTAATGGAGTAATAACAACTACAGATTACACCAATAGATTCGATACACTAGACACATCAGTAGCAGCTATACCAACTACATCTTATACTTCTAAGTTAGATGCAATAAAAGCAAAAACAGATACTATAATAGATCCAACCTCTAGTTTATCCGCCATTACTGCCACATTATCGGATATAGAGTCAGCATTAACAATTATTGAAAACACTACAAGTAAAATAGGCTTTGAGACTATATACTCTGAAGGAGACCCAAATTTAGTACTAGTTACTTTTAAGGCTGAATTTAATAATGGAACAAAAGATTCTGATACTGGTCAAGTCTCTCATGATCTCTATGGAACACCAGTATATACTACTGCAGCTCAAAGAACTGGATCTGGATCGCTATCACTTCCAAATTCAGCAGTATATTACAACCATTACCCTGAAATATTTTTTGGCGCATTAGATTTTACAATAGAACTATCTGTGATGTTTTCTACTCTCCCTGTTACTAATGATTATGCTGGAGTTATAGGAAAAAGTTGGAACAGCTCAAATTTTGAATGGATATTGTTTTTGTACAATGGGGCACTAGTATTTATAACATCTGGAGATGGAGCAGTGAATATAGTACACACACAACAAATATCAGCTGGTGTGTGGTATGATATTGCTATCTCTAAAACATCAGGTACACTAAAAATGTTTATTAATGGAGTAGTAAATGAGGCAGCATGTCCTGGAATGTCTATTACTGATAGCTCTGCACCCCTGATGGCAGGTAGATTGTCATATGATGTAAGTTCTTATCATATGAATGGAATTATAGACAGAATAAGAATAACAAAAGGTATAGGTAGATACTCTACTATTGATCCAGTTTCACCGGCTGTAAATGTTTATCCTACAACCACAACTGAAGTGGCTGAATCTTATAAAGTTATTGCTAATTGTGATAGTGGAGCTACAATTCCAACAGATCTAGTAGATCGGCTAACAGATTTGAGAAATAGAATAAACGCAGTTCACTTTGTAGTTAAGGAATAATAATAATGACAGTAGCTTCATCAACAGTACATTGGAAGGATTACCTAGAAAATTCAGATATTGAAAGAGATATATCTGAAGTATGTGTAAAATGTAAAAGAAAACAGATAAGAGACTCTGGAAAGATAACGATACAGTGCAACGGAATGCTAAGTATCGACGATGTTCTATCAAAAGAAGAGATAGATATTCTTCCCATAGAGGAATTGGAACTTCTGGAAGTTGAGGTAAATCCTTTTAAATGGGCAAAGGAGACTTTTATTAAAGAGGATGGAACTCCATTAATAACTGAAAGATTCTACCAAGAGATGATGGTCCGATGTCTTCATGGCGCAACAAATGTGGAAATGTCTAATGGGTCCTATAAGGAAATAAAAGACATATCAGTAGGTGATAGCATTGTATCATTCCGTGAAAAAAATAGAAGTTTTCCTGTTAAATATAAGGTGTTAAACAAGTGGAATAATGGAATAAAGGATACCTATAAGATAAAACTTAAAAATGGTGATAGTATTATAGCTACATCTAATCATGAGTTCTATGCCTACCATAGAAATGGTAAAACAAACCAACTATTCAATGTTCCATCACTTATATCAGGATACACTTCAATTGATAATGGATTGTCAGTTGGAGATTTTTTATATGTAGAAAATAAACCAAAAAACTTTGGTAATTTGAATGATGGTATTCTAGCTAAGATACTTGGGTATATTGTGACAGATGGATATGTCAGAAATGATAAGACAAAAAGAATTGTTGAGTTTGCGAATATAAGAAGGGAATATGTCGATGAATTAAAAAGCCTTATTCTAAGTAAATTTGGAGATATTCCTACTGAAACTTTTATACCATCACACATCGGGAATGATGGATCACACAGAAAAGACACATGGAAAGTTTCGTATAGAAAAAATAGTGGCATACTAAACTTTCTTGAGTCAATTGGTGTAACATCAAAAGAAAATAGAGAGCATGGAATCCTTGAGTATGCATTCAACTTTACAGAGTTGTCGCTAAAGGGGTTTCTCAATAGGTTAATTTCTGGAGATGGATGTGTGTCAAATGTTTATAGTAAAAACCTAGAAAGGCATGTATCTACAATATCAATATCATCTGGAAGCGTGTCATTTCTTGAGAAGCTAAGGCTTCTAATCAAAAGAGCAGGAGTGTTAAACCAGAAAATATACAAGCAAGACAATGACTCCATGTCTGTGTGCCTGAATATAAAAAAAGCGGACGATGTAATAGCCTTTCTTAGATTTACCGGAGAAATATTTGGAAAGGAAGAGCAGTCTATACTTGCACTTGAAACGGCAGTAGAAGTATCTTCAAATAGAGAGTCAAAAGGAGATAGACGTAAATTCAGTACAGTTTCAAGAGTTCTTATCGAATCTATTGAGTATTATGGGAAAGAAGAAGTATATGATATTGAGGTTGATACAAGACACAACTTTATAGCCAATGGGATAATAACACACAACTGTTCCGCAAAAAGGAAGGTGTTTCGCTGCGGGAGGCGCACGGGAAAGGCCATAGATGTAGAAACAAAGATTCCTACTCCTAATGGTTTCGTAAAAATGAAGGACATTACGGAAGGAGACTTTGTTTTTGACGAAACAGGTAAACCTACAAGGGTAAGCTGGGCAGGAGAAATACTTACAAATCGTCAATGCTATAAGATTGAGTTTTCTGATGGTTCAAGTGTAATTGCAGATGAAGAGCATACGTGGACCGTTGAAACTAAGAGTATAAGAAAAAATAATGCCAGAAACAAAATTAAAAAGTTGGAGATGGTAGACCTTACAACAAAAGAGCTAATAGAAGGTGGGGTAAAAGTAGGGAATAAGAATGAATCAAACTACTCAATCCCAGTATGTAAACCAGTAGAGTACGAAGAAAAAGATCTTCCTATAGACCCATACTTATTTGGTTACTGGTTGGGAGATGGACACTCACATACAAGTTATATTACTATAGGGGATCTAGACAAGGAAGATTTTCTTCAAAATATAAACTGTGAAGTAATAAAGTTAAAAACTAAGTATTTGTATTCAATACCTTCGATAAAAAATCAATTAGGTTATTTGGGGGTAATTAGAAATAAGCACATACCAGAAATTTACAAGTTTTCATCAGTAGAACAGAGACTGGAATTAGTAAAAGGTCTAATGGATTCAGATGGGTATTGTGGTAAAGATGGAAAGATAGAATTCTCAAATACAAACAAAGAATTAACGGAAGACCTTAAAACAATAATTGAGAGTCTTGGAATAGTATGTTCGATAAGTGAAGGTGTTGCCAGATTATACGGCAAAGATTGCGGACCTAAGTATAGACTATACATCAACACTGATACTGTTCTATTCAAACTAAAAAGAAAATATGAGAGACAGTCTCTCACAAAAAGAGTTGGGATAGAGAGTAGAAGATATATAACAAATATAACTAATTCAGAGTCTATTCCTGTTAAATGTATTTCAGTAGAAGCAGAATCTTCATTGTACTTATTTGGAGAGAATTACAACGTAACACATAACTCTTTTGCTATGGCTATACTGATAGCAGAGTCGATTCTTCGTAACGATGATCATCGAGCTCTTGTAGTGACTCCATATGATGTTCAAGCAGAAGAGATATTCAATCTTGTTAAAAGATTATTGAACAATGTAAAGGGTATTCCTGGAAATCAAATAATAGAAAGAGCAGTATCATCTCCAACGCATTTTATTCAACTTAAAAATGGTTCAAGAGTTAGAGGTTTTACTACTGGTTCATCTGGTGCAGGTTCTGTGCGTGGACAAGGTGCAGATGAAATATTTATAGATGAAATAGACTTTATGACAGAAAAAGACTTTAACGCTATCATGGCAATTCTTGCAGATGCTCCAGATACAAAATTAACGGTAGCATCCACACCTGATGGTGAAAAAATGTTATATAAGCTGTCAAAGACTCCAACATATAAAGAGTTTCACTTTCCTACATTCGTATTACCACATTATAATGATGACCTTGATAGAGACCTTAGAGATACAACTGATGATATCGGATATGTTCAAGAATTCATGGCAGAATTTGGATCATCAAGATCGTCTGTATTTCAAAAGATATTTATATTAAAAGCTATTAATAATCCGAATAAGATATATTCAGAAGATGTTCAAAATAATAGAGATGGATATATTCTAACTCTTGGATGCGACTGGAATCATGAAAATATAGGTACAAGAATATGTATTTCCGCATTTGATAAAACAACAAAGACTATCTCTCCAATATCCTTTGACAATGTGTCTAAAGAAGGATGGACACAAACAGCAGCTATGGACAAGATAATAGAGTTAAATAGAATTTTTGTACCAGAATTTATATATGTAGATGAAGGGTTTGGATATGCTCAAATAGAGATGCTTAAGAAATTTGCCATTTCAAAGTATGGAAAAACATATTTGGGTGATCCAGATTTAAGATTAGCAAACATAGTAGGAGTAAATTTCTCTAGTAGCGTAAAAATAGTTGACCCTAAAACAAACCAAGAAAAGAATAGATTTATAAAACAGTACATGGTAGAGAATGCAGTAAACTTCTTTGAAGATGGGATGATCTCTTTGGATAAGGATAGAGACTCTGCACTTGAAAATGAATTGATTAGTTATATAGAAAAAAGCAGAACACCTACAGGAAGAATAGTTTACGCCGCATCTAACTCTAAAATTGGAGATCATAACCTGGATGCATTCATGTTATCTCTTTATGCAATCCATATGGAGTACTCCGATTTATTTAAAAGTAATGGAATGGTAGCCTCAATGGTTAAACTTACAGGACCAGAAAAGGTAGTAGAAACAAACAGGTCAGCATCAACAGCCAATAAAGACCTTGCTTATTTTTCAGAACCTGCTAAAAGATTAAGTTACAACAGAACAAGTTTCGACAGTGGAACTCATATGCCCTCAAGAGGAGGAAGAACAAGAAACTTAATTTCTAGCAGGTGGAATCTTAACTTATGAATATTTTTGACTTAGTAGATATTGATATTCCAACTACGGTAGATAAAGTAGAATTTTATACCGTAGACCCAACAACACTTTCATTTGTTAAATTCGGGAATGAGATTATCGGGACAAATAATAGCGGAAAACTTATATCCCTATATGTTATTACTACAGAAGACATATCTGAACTAAACATATCAGTTCAGACCTCCAGTAATATAAATGCAAAAATAAAGACTGATAGAGGTATACAGTCTGATTTCTCCGGTATTCAAAACAATAATACTATAACTATCAATAATATATTACAGAACACTCCATTCCGAATAACCATGCTATTGACAATAGAAATGAATACTTGGTCCGAGGGTAGTCTTGAATTTTTATGGAGATATAATTAATGGACAAGACTGATACACAGGTTCTTGATGAAGCCAATCTTTTGCAAGATAAAATAGAGCAAAGCGGTATATCACTTATGTCTATAGAGACGGAAAATGGAGAAGTGTTAGCTGCAATAGAAAGAGTCTTTGGAACAAGCACTAAGATAATAACATTTGACATGTTTAAAGAAGCTGTTCAGGGATTGCATCGTTCTGGGATCATAAATGGGTATGAAAATGCTTAATGGAATAGATACCTTCTCACAAGATAATAATAGTGAAAATTTTTTTGCGGAAGCAGCTAGAGCTGAACTTTATACTCGTATATATAAATGGGCCGCAGAAGATTTTACTACCGTTTCAGATAATAAGGCTTTTATAGATGACTTATTATCATGGGCAAAGAGTGTTGAAAAAAGATTAACAAAACTTGGATATAGTTTAGCATCTCATTCTCATCCGGTTCTACCACACTACCATATTGGGGCAGGACCACAAATAGGTGGTATGTCTACATTAGCTCCAAAAAATCCAAAAGCCCTAACATGGCCTAGAGAAAAGATGTTCCAAATGATAAAGAATACAACTGGGGCGAAATCAAACATACAAAGTAACAAGATCACAAATAGCAGAACTCCAAATATTGGAGATAGTGAATTTGGAAAGACTGGAAGAGAGTTAATAATACCAATCCTAAAGAAGAAGAATTTTAATATGGTTATGGTGAAAAAGTGATATTAAAAGCTGAAACAAGAAAGACAGCAACAGTAGATATGTCTAGAGATTTATCACTTATTATTTCCGAGTTTTCTTCAACTATTGCAAAGTATGAATGTGAAGCAGTTATTCCTATATCTATGTGGGTAGAAATAGAGTCTGGCAAGAATGAACTCATAAGAGTAATAAATATTATTAACGATGAGGGTGTTGATCTAGCTATGTATGATAAAAATAATGATATACATACATCTATTGCTATAAATAATGATTCATCTCCATATAATACAACTACTGCTGACTCGTCATATTCTCCATCATCTCAATCAAAAAGATCCGGGAATTGCAATATCTGTAATCCAATAAAAATAAATTTTAGTTCAAAAATATCAAAGCCAGAAATAAAAGCAAACCTATCTATGGCGATTGATATGGGCAATATGATGTTTAGTAGTAGTGCACCACTAGTTTGCTCTACTTCAATAGTATTATCTCAAGGATGCATACCTGATCTAGTTAAGATTCTTGGAACATTCCTAATGGCATTAAACACCATAATCTCATCTGTTAATCTTGAATCATTATCACTTAACTCTTTTATTAGTGGAACAATTGGTGCTGTACTTGATATAAGTATCAAAAAGGCTATGATTGTTTTAAATATATCTGTCACAAAAAGTGACTGTTTGTCAAAAATGATAAAAGAGATAATGAGCTATTTGCCAACTAGCCAATCCATAAATAATAGACTAGATCCTGAACTGTTAAAGAAATTCAACCTATATAATAAAAATCCAACAGACCTAAATGCCCTTTATGACTCAATAGACAGGACACTAACAAACAAAGGTAAGGCGGGAGTAGACAATATTTTCAATAGTATGAATATGATGAGTGGAGTTGTTGATAATGCGATACAAAGAGTAAACGGATGGCTTGATGGCCTATTTAATTTATCCAACTATTTGCCATGTGAGAAGGAAAGAAGTTCAGTTAAACCATCAGAACTAATAGAAGAAATTTCCAACATTCTAACAATAATAAACACAATAAGAGCACTAATTGACAAAAAGTATAAAAAGAAAGCATGTGGAGAAACAGACCCTAATAAAGATACTTCTATTGATACTCCATTGACTCCAGATGAAATAGCAGAAGTTATCAATAATATAATTAATATAGATGCTATTGTTACGAATAATGATGGAAATACAATAGGCATAATTTTGCCATCTGTTGAATTAAAAACTATTTACCTAGATACATTCGGCTGTAATCTTCCAACATTTATGGATTTTTTAAATAATCAAAATTCAGATGGTACAATATCCACTTTGACAAATCCCATCCAAAATAGTAATACTACTGCTGGTGAAAATGAAATAAATGAAAACTCATTATCTGATAGTATATTTTCTACAACTAAACCTTTAGGGATTAATGCATCTTCATCTTTTGGATATGGTGCGTTAAAACCAGTTGCAATTAATATTTCTAGTATTCCAGATGAAGCAGTCTTAAGTGGGGATTTTGTTAATATATCAGACTCACTAAAAATAGTATCGACTCTCATGACTGGAATAATTGATGCACAAAAAGAATCTCAAAATTTAATAAGAGAAGATATTCAGACCTTATCAAATAGTCAGCAATCCATTTATAGTAATGAAATAGTGTCACCAGATAATATAAACAGTAATGATACAAATGACATTGCAGGCATAATAAAAGATTTAGAACAAATGTCTTTGTCTATTGTTGCTCCTGTAAAAAGAGAAGGATGTGAATAATGGCAGAAGTATTAAGCACGATAAAAAGTGATAGATTTAGAAAAATTACAAGTGGATCGGCATCAAGATTTGGTGCATATATTATGGGTAAACGCTATGTAAGTGGCGAATATAATCTATTTGAATACGGCAGAATTATTGATACAGAGGCTATTGCAGCAAAAGCTATTGGTAGAAAAGTAGCAGTAACATTCAGAAATGGATGGAGCATAAAATCAGAAAATCAAAAATTTCTTAAAAGAATAAAACAAAGAATACGTGAGCTTGAATTTGTTACTAATACTACTCTCTCAGAACTACTAGATCAGATAGTAAGAACATTATATATATATAATAACTGCTATGTATTGATAACTAGAAGCGACAAATCATCTACTTCAAAAGGAAATAATAGGAAGAAGCCAATTGCCGGATTATCGGTAATACCAGTAGAAACAGTAGATGTTTTACTTGATCCTGATGGGAATATCCTTGGATACAAACAGCGTGTAGGTGCATACAAACAAGAGTACGGAAAAGATGAATTAGTTCATATTCATTTAGACAAAAGACCAGGAATGATACTTGGAACTCCTCCATTAGAATATGTCAAAGATGATATTATAGCACTTAGAAAAATAGAAGAAAATGTTGAACTACTTATAGACCGTAGTATTTTTCCATTACTTCATGCCAAAGTTGGTACGGAGGATAATCCCGCAACAATACTTCAGGATGGAACCACTGAGGTTGATCAAATTGCATGGAAGATGGAAACAGTAGATAAGACAGGTGGTCTTGTTACAAATGAGCGCGTAGAAATAAAAGCAATTGGAGCAGAATCATTAGCACTAAGAGTTGAATCATATTTAAGTTATTTTAAATCAAGAGTTCTTATTGGTCTTGGAGTATCAGAAATAGATCTAGGGGAAGGAAATTCCACTGGTAGAGCTACTGGTGAAGTGTTGTCACTTAATATAATTGATACAGTAGAACAATATCAAAAAGTAGTAGAAGAATTCTTTAAGGCGATGTTCAGTGAAATGCTTCTAGACGACAAATTGGTAAAAAATACATACTCCATAGAAGAAGAAGATCTGGTTCTATTAGACTTTAATCCAACTTCTCAGGATAAAGAAATAAAAATGGGTTCACATTATTCCGATATGTACACTAAGGGCGTAGTAGAACTAAATGAGGCACGGGCAAAAATAGGTAAGAAAGCGCTTCGGAAGGAACAAGAAAAAAATATGTTCCATGAAAGAACCAGGCAAAAAGATGAAGGGCCTAATTCTCTATCTAATACTGCACAACCAAAGAATCAGCATACTGCACCGAATCCAAAAGTAAAACCAGCAAGTAATGTAAAAGCCAAATCATCGCTATCATTTGATATCCCTAAAGGATTAATAGCGGACAATACAATGAATTATGCAGTATTAAAATTAACATCAAGAATAGAAGACATGGATCTAGGTGTTGATTATGAAGGAATTATTACTATAGCGAACAATGTTATTGACAGATTGTTGTCAAATATAACATTATCACAAGAAGAAGTTATCAGAGAAGAGATAACAAGATATATAATGGAGTAAAAATAATGGAAAAAAAAATTCCAAGTAAAATAGTTGCCACAATAGATGCTACGCATTCTGGGATAGTTAATGGAAACTATTTCATGTATCTTCCTGATGGCATGAGAGGAGGCAAAGACTCTTTTGTAAAGCCTTACAATAAACCAATAACAGATGGTCATCCTAAATTTTATGAAAATGAAAAGGAGACACCAGTACTAGGTAGAGTTATAAGTGCAGAATATGAATCATATGGTTTAAATGATGCTATGGACTCTATGGGAACAAGAGCTGAAAATATAGTTGATGCAGTTCAGCAAACTTATAAGATGCAATTAGCAGACAAGGAATACAAAGGCCTTGGAAGCATGAAAATAAAAGCAGAAATAACAGACCCAGAAGCCATAAAACAAATAATGGACAAAAGAAAAATGACAGTTTCAATTGGTGCATACTTAGATAATGCAAGATGTTCTGTTTGTGGTTCCAAATGGGGAGATTGCGAACACGAAATAGCTAATTCTTATAACGGACTAGTCGCTTTTAGAGTTGGTGGCAATATGAAGTTCGATCATGTAGCATTCGTTAAAACTCCTGCAGATGAGAATGCAATGGTTTCCAATATAGAAATATCTGATAGTGGAGACAAAAATTTTAATATAATGGTTTACGACGAGGTACAAATAGTGAAAATAGAAAACCCAGCAGATTTAAAACTAGAGATAATGGCTAAATTTAATGATGCACTTAATCTTGTTGATGGAAAAATTATTGATCCAGAAGCAAAAGCAACATACGATGCAGCATCACAAAAAGGTAGGCAGCACTCATATTTATTCCAAGATACAAAAGATATTTATCTTAAGGATAGACTTGGATTACTTGCTGCAAAAGTTGCTGTTATAAAGATGGAAGAAACCGAATCAAACAAACAGGAATTAGATTCTATTAAAGGTGTAATTGATACACTGATTGAAAGCGGAAGATTCTTTGAAAAACAATCCGAAGATAACCTATATCTAGATATGCTTGAATCAATGTTTATTGATAAGAAAATAGAAGAGCAAGAACAAGAAAAAGAAATAAGTGAAGTCTTGACAAAACTTGATGAACAAACTATTGACAGTATTGCTGATGCCGTTTATAACAAAATTAAGCAAGAAGGAATAAAAACAGATAACTATTCAAAAGATAGATTGAAAACTCTTGAACTTGCATTAATTGAGTTAGAAGATAAATTGAATAGCTCAGAACAAGAACTTCTTGCTTTTGCAAGGAAATTCGATAAAGATGTTCAAGATGCAGATTCTGCAAGAAACTTCTTTATAAAAATGGAAGATGTTACTCAAGAAGAAGAAAAGGAACTTGAAAAGATAAATGTTGGGGACAACATTATTCAAGAAGAAGAGTTGGCTGAAGATGAAACTAAATCTATTAGTGCTGAAGATGCATTTTGCATTGACAATGTAGGTGACACCTACAGAGAAATACTAAAAGAGCAGGGTTTTATGCAAGCCAAGGCTTACCTTAAAAACTTAAGAGATAATAATAAAATTCCAAGTAACTTCATACTTTAAAACCAGGAGAATAAATTAAATGACCGATTTTAGAATTAATCCAGATATGGGTTACAAACCATATAACCAAACAGGTTTTGTAACTCCTGATATTGAACACAGTGAAGGTGTTCGTCCTGCTGGCAACTTTATGGTAGCTGATTATCTACCACAAATACGCTTTGACATCTTCTTCAAAACACCTATTGTTGTTTCTGCTGGTAAACCAGTCGCCTTTGACAGTAATGGTAAATTAGTTCCTGCGGGTCTGGCAATTGAACTTGCACTTGGTGCAGCATCAACACTTGCATACACTGCAGATGATGTGACCAATGGTATTTCAAATGCTGCCGGTATACCAGTAACAATTGGAGAGAAAGTAGTAACATCAATGATCGCTCAAGGAATCACTATTTCCAATCACGTTGGCGTTGCGCCTTATAACTACTTCCGTAGTCCAGGTGGTGATGGTGAAAATCCTGCAAACTATACTTTTGGTGGATTTAATCCGCAAAATAAAGTTGCATTCCTGACTGACTATGTTATCCGTCTGCCAGTTGCGACTGCTGCTAGCTATGCTACTGCCGTAATGCCTAGTATCTCTGCTGTTATTGGTGATGTTGGTACAGTTAAACCTGGTCAATACATCTCGTATAACAAGGATTCAAACTTTATTGTGGCTGCTGCTGATTATACAAAAGGAACAAACCCAGAAAGAGTTGTAGGTATGTTGCTGCAAATTTCTACTGAACATCCAGCACTTATGGATAAGATACGTTCTCCTACTGTTGGCACAGATAAATATGGCGACCCAATGGCACGACTGAATGGTACTGCTACTGGTGGCAAAGAACAGGCAGTTTACTATGCAAATGGTTATGCTACAGCTACAATCAATTTAATTGAAAGATAATAACAAGGAGAATAATTAATGAGTCACTATTATACAAGCGATGAACTGAAAGTAATCGACGAAATCCGCGAACTTAAAGCCGTAGTTGCTTCTGGTGGTCAAACTGCTGATGGCGTTAAACTTACAGTAGCTGA